GTGGTTTGTGATCCTTGGGTGTATTGCGTCCCCCAGGTCACACCGATTTGTCCATCGATCACCAGTGCCAAGCGATAGCGACACTCGTCCGGTTCGTCGCATCCATAGCCAGGCTGAGTGCGGCTGATGTACAGTCGTGCTGTCGTGATCCCCGCGCGGAGACGCCAACCTTGCGCACATCCGAAAGCCTCTTGAACATTGCTTCGGCATGTCTCGATTGGGCCGATGATCTTGCATGTCCCCGGGAGGCTGGGATTCGTGCAGATCGCCCAGTGTTTCTGGACGGATGTGAAATTCCGCTGGTAGCGTCGCCAACGGTACAGACCATTGATGTCACTCAAGTCGTTCGGGGCCGGACGAGGGAAAGCAGTGATGCTTGAGCAGCATCCGTTGACAGTGACAAAATTAGGATTGCAAGTCTCGTTCCATGGCGGGGATGGTGCGCAGAAAGCGAACGGGAGCAGTCCATTGTTGCCAGTGACCTGGATTGTCCATTGACGGTCGTTGAGCCGTGGTTGCCTGCATGCATCGCGGCACCGGTAGCACTTCTTTTGCGATCCGTTGGCATCGCACCAAGCACAGGTCAATCCTTCTATGGTCGTCAATGTCATTGGCTAGCTCCCCACACACCAAGGATTGATCACTCGCCAAAAGCCACCGTCGTACAATGCCCAGCCTTTGTCGCCGTTGACCTGCCAACCGGCGATGTTGAACGGGTCGAGGATGCGAGTCGACGCACCAGCGATCGTTGCCGTCGTGACGGCTCCCCAGTTGGAGGTGAGCGTGTAGCTCGCTTGCATCGATCTGCAGGACAGATCCCAGATCCCGAAACCAGCACTGCCAGAGAGGCCTGAGGTGTTCGCGACAATTCTCGCGAGGCCGAAAGCACCGGAACCGACGGATCCAGCCGTCGGATACGCGAATCCACTTGAAACAGAGTAGTTGGCTACGGCCAAGCCTGCAATCGCCACTCGACCAAATCTCCCTTGTTTGATCGGTTCGATCGTCAACGCAAGCGATTCAAACCAAGGGTTGGCCTCACTTATTATGGGCGTGAGAGCCTTGAGGGTGTAATAGCCTTTTTGGTACGCTGGATCGACGCGAGGGCTTGCCTCTTGGGTTGAAATCCCGGGCGTGCTTCCACCGGGAATCAGAGCAGCCTTGCAGATCTCCAGATCCGCACCGGTATCATTCTTGGCGATCACATGGCCGGGCCCGAGTCCATCGAGCAGAGGCGTATCAAAGGACGCTCGCTGGCCACGCGCAGCCTCGATGAGCTTCGTGATCTCTCTTTCACGGCTCGCCGATGGTCGGAATTTGTCGCCTGGAAATGTCATGGTGAAGGGGTTAGATTCCTAACGAGGTAAAATTGCCCTCTTCGTACACTCGTTCGACGTACACTCCGCGAGGTCGCCTGATGACATAGCCACCCGACTCCCAAGCTTCATAATCAATCCATAGGTACTCGTGCCCCTTCTTGGCAACGCCGGTAATTGTACCAAAGGAAAGGCCAGTTCGATTTGGCGATGCCGAGAATTTAAAAACAACGGTGACTTCACCGGTCGATCCGTTCCGGAACTCGGCACCGAGAAAAAGCAGTTCTCCAGCGGCGAAGTTTCGGAAAGCAGCAACGTTGGTTTTGTACGTGAGATTGACCAGCGTCATGACATAAGCGAGCGTCAGTACACCCTTAGCCAATGTCTTTTCAATCTGGAATTCAAGCCCTGGAATCCCGATCTCTACACCCTTAACCCCGTTCTGATCGACATTGATCGCCGATCCGTAATTGGCAGCAGATCCGCCGTAGATGGTCGTCGCATAAGACTGGGTCACCAACTGAGTCTTGCCGAGCGTCGTGCCCGAGAAAGTCCACGTGAGCGGATCTGTTCCGTCATAGGCTCGGGACTCATACGAGAATACGATTTCCCATGCCTGAGGCGTAAGCGGCTTGGCTTTGGCGGCGACCATCACCATCGCGGGCTTTCCCATCGTCGCAGCGATCACCAGCGGGAAAGGGGTGCTCGGAAGATCGACCGCAGCCTGGGCCGCGTCTTCGGCCTCGGTGTACCCAGTGACAATCGCGATGCGGTTCTGAGTGCGTTTGCCTCCCTTGAGATCGAAATCCATCTCGCGAGACTCGGCGGACTCGTCGACGGAAATTGGTAGATGCGTCCATGCACTCATTGTTGGCTAGCTCCCAAATACCAATGGTTGATTTTCGCCAGTGTTCTTGGCGATCTGCGTGAGCAGCTCGTTCGACTTGGCCGACTGATCGGCCATGCGATCGAGGGCGGATGTCGTGCTTCCGATCATTCCGGCAGCAAAGCCGGAGAAAGTCCCAGCAGTCTGAGTGGCAGTGGTCGATTTGACTTGCTCGACCGTTGGAATCTTGGGCCGTTCGGGAGCAGGCTTCTCTTGTGCGAACTTGGAGGTCTCAGCGGTCTTGGCTTGCTCGTCGGCAGTCTGTTGAATCGACTTGGTTTGATCAGCAAGATCTTTTCGGAGTTGCTCGATCTGCGAATCAAATCCGGTCAGCAGTTCCTTGTTTCGGTCGTCTCGTCCTTGCTTGGTCGCATCGGCCTGGGACTGGATACCACGGTTCATCTCGTTGGCGACACCGAGTCGGCCTTGGTTGGCTCGTTGCAGATCCTCGTTGCGTTTCGCGTTGGCATCGTCAAGCGACTGTTGGCGACCGTCGGCTCGCTTGTTCGCTTCGGTATCCATCTGCTTAGCAGCTCTTTCATAGTCGACCGACTTGTCGAAAAGCGAATACAGGTAAAGCAGCCTCTTGGCGATAAAATTGACGGTTTGGTCAAAGGTTCCTTGCAGCCAGGTAAAGACCGTTCCAAATCCGTTTTGGATTCCGGTTGGGATTCCTGCCATGACATTGATCAGGTGAGCGACAAACGAAACCGCACCCTGGGAAACCGTCGAGGACAAATCCGTCCAAGCATTCTGGAGCTTCGTGACCATCGAAAGCCAGCCCGCGTAGATGTCCCGAGTGGCGACCCGGAAGACCAATTGCAGGCCGGTCATGGCGATTTGGCCAGCGGCTTGCCATTGGCCGGACATCAAAGCGGTCTTAATCGCATCGAACACCGGCAGCACAATCGATTTGAGCTCGTTAAACTTGGCGACCAGGGAATTGACCATCTCACCCCCCACTCCAGAGAAGTAGAGAAACGCTCCAGTGGCTGCGGTGACTCCGACGATCACCAGCCCGATCGGCGAAACCATGGCGGTGATCACACTGACGATCAGGCCGAATACCGTGGCAATCGCTCCACCGATCGCAGCTAGGCCGGTCATGGCCACCGAGGCGACGGCCGCAGCTCCACCGAGGGCGAAGAGGCCAGCCAGCAAGCCAGCTCCGACCGCAGTCCACTTGGCGATCGTGACGATCAGCTCTTGGTTCTCGCCGATGAATTTACTGACGTTCGAGACCACACTGATGATCCGTTCGCCGACTGCGGTCAGCAGCGGCGCGAGGGCCGAACCGATTCTGGTTTGCAGGCCACCGATCACGCCGAGCAATCGATCGAACACATCGCCCAGCTTGGCGGCGGCGGCAGCATCCTCGCCGGACATGGTTTGCCCAAGATCTTGGGCATCCTGTTGGAGCTTGCGAATTTCCTCGGCCCCTCCGGAGAGCATGGGGACCAGGTCCGCACCGGCTTTGCCGAAGTACTCCATGGCCGCAGCACTTTTCAACGCTGGATCCTGGATCAGTGATAGCTTGTCGGCGATCGCGATGAACTGCTCGTCGGGCGACATCTTCGCGAGGTCCGAGACACTCAAGCCCAGAGCGTTAAATTTGTCAGCGGCCCCAGGCACCCCGGCCACCGCGTCGGCAATCCCGACTTGCATCTTGCGGACACCCTTTTCGAGCGTTCCGATGTCGGTGCCAGAGAGCTTGGCAGCATAGCCCAGCGAGGACACCGCCTCGGCACTCATGCCGGTTCTCTGGGCCATGTCATCGACTGCGGACCCAGCATCGGCGAAATTCTTTGCCAGTGCGACCAAGCCAGTCACAGCGACCGAACCAGCGATCGCAGCAGGGAGGCTGAGTACGCTCTTGGAAAAGCCACCCAAGGCACCTTGGGCCGACGCGAATCCTTTTCCGATTCCAGTGCCCATGGTCGTCGCGACGCCTTTGAGCCGAGCCATCGCAGCTTGGACTTGGGCCATTCCCTTATCGAACGAGCCCTGTTTGGTCGCGATCTCGACGTAAGCTTGACCGGCCTTGATGTTGGATGCCATGTGTTACCTCACCGCTGCGATCGAGTTCTTGAACAACTCGGGAAAATTGGGGGCTTCGGCCTCGAGCGCAGGACGCATGAACGGACGCTTGGGGTACCGAGCTCGGCGACGGCGAGTCTCTAATCGATACCCAGGCCGCTCGTCATACCTTCGACGGCCGTCGACCCGTCGCCAGTTCGCCGGTTCTCCCTCTCCCTCGATGGAGGCGTATCGGTACTCGCGAATGATCGCAGTCTCGCCTCGTTCATGCAGACCGGCCACGGTGCTCGTGACCGACTCGATGGTGAAGTTGACTTGGTTCAGTTGCACTGGGCCGACGATCGTCGATTCGCTTTGGGGCTGGTAGGCGAACAAAATCGTCTTGAGCGAGTGCGTGTTGGGCGAGTGAGCCGACGGTGGAGAGCCAGGTGCCGAAGCGGACTTTCGCCGACGCATCGACGACCGAGCTCGCTTGCGCACAAACGCACCGGCTTTGCTCAATGCTTTGCGTTTCGCTTTTTTCAGCGAGGCGATCACCTTGGGCCGATCGAAGAAAGCTTCTCGGACTTTGAAGGTCACGTTCATGGCGTGAATTTCTCCACAGCGACGAACGGATCCTCGTAGTACACTCGAGTCAATTCGACGCCGGCCGCATTGTGGACAGCCACCGAGTAGCGGTACTCTCCTGGGACCAGTCCGCCCGAGGTCGCCTTGGGCATCTCGCAAGTGAGCGACCATTTCCCAGACCCGATGTCCGCAGCGGTGCCAGTGACGGCGAATGGATGAGTCCCGTTGGTGCCACCGAAGTGGACCGTGACAGAACCGGGGGACATGCCAGGGATCGCTGAGATCGTCCAGACGAATGCGGTACCATGGGCCGTGAGATAATCATCGCCGATGACGATCTGATCGACAGTGCCTTTGGCGGTGACTGGGCCAGCATAAGAAACCTTGCCAGCGGTGATCGTGTTGGTCTTGGCCGCGATCACATTTTCGAGCGACAGATAGCGGGAATGCTCGACTGGGATCACTTGGACATTCGCTGTTGCGGACTCGGGAAAGAAGTCTGCGGTGGTTCCGTTGTTCTCTGCTGCGGTCACATCGAACAGGTAGTAGCCGTCCTCCATCTCGGTCGGATTAGTATCCGCAAGCGCAGCACGAGCACCGCCGTCGAGAGAGACTCGGCAAGTGATCTGCGCAGCACCGCCAGTCACCGGAGCATTGGTTGTCCGGTTGAAAGCGAAGACCTT